TCAGGCACTTTAGTGACTCCTTTTGCTGACGCTTAATATCAGTTAACCAAGGAGATGAATCATGGCAGACGCAGTAGCAACTCAGGTTATTCAGCAAGATGGGAAAACCGCTATTTACAGATTTACTAATGTAAGTGACGGAACCGGAGAATCGGCGGTTGTAAAAATAGATGTATCTGGCTTAGCTAAAGATCCAATGACAGGCAAGTCATGTTCGTCGGTAGTCATTCAAAAAATTTATTACGCCACTATTGGTATGGGTGTAAAGATATTATTTGATGCAACTACTGATGTTCTGGCTTGGCAGTTAAATGCGGATTGGGCGGATACATTAGATTTTACTGACTTCACGGGCATTCCAAACAATGCAGGCTCCGGTGTTACAGGCGATGTATCTTTTACAACGGTTGGGCATACAAGCGGTGATGTCTATACGATTATCATGCAAGTAAGTAAGAGCTACAGCTAATCATGGTGTAGTGATTGTAAATAGAAATATTAGGAGGCAGAAATGGGAGATAGATTTTCCACAGGCAAAAAAAATATAATGAAGATTTTTGATCCCATGTATGCTTTAGATCTTCCTTTGAACCCAACTTGGGTTACGGAAAAAATAATCCCTGCCGAAAGTCCAATACATCCTCATTCTAAATATCTTGTAAAGGAGCAGCAGAAGAAGGCAAAGAAAAAAAGAGAGAGAAGAGATGCTCTTGATCTTGAGAAGACAAAGAAGAGAATGCTTCAGCAAGCTTATACTTCTCAGAATATGCGCCGTGGGGGGAGGGTTAAATTGATTGATGGTTGTGCCGTTAGTGGGAAAACTAGAGGTCGCACTGTTTAATGGCTACAAGCGAAACATTTGATTTTAATTTAGATCTTAGTGACGCGATTGAGGAAGCCTTTGAAAGGGCGGGCCTAGAGCTTCGTAGTGGTTATGATTATCGGACGGCAAGAAGAAGTATTGATTTGCTTATGTTGGAATGGCAAAACAAGGGCTTGAACCTTTGGACTGTTAAATTCGATACTCAAACTTTAACCCCTAGTGTTTCCTCTTATACGTTAGATGGCAAAGTATTTGACATTGTTGAGGGATTTCTAAGGACAGATTCCGGGGATACTACTAGTCAGTTTGATCAAAGCATGTCCAGAATTTCTGTTAGCCAATACGCACATTTGGCTAACAAGCTTACGGAGTCGAAACCCTTAGAGTACTATGTAGCAAGATCGCCAACAGGGATTACTATAAACTTTTGGCCTGCCCCAGACAGCCAAGAAACGTATACCTTTGGTTATTACTATATGGAAAGGGTTGAAGATAGCGGCAAACCTGCATCTAACAACATGGATATCCCGGCCAGATTTTTACCTTGTCTGGTGGCAGGGCTGGCTTATCGGTTGGCTATAAAATATCCAGAAGCTTCCGAAAGAGCTTCTTTGCTGAAGGTGGATTATGACGAACAGTGGGACTTGGCAGCTGACGCGGCCAGAGAAAAAGCCTCCTTGTTTGTCTCTCCGGGAGGATATCAATTTTGAGTTATGCGAGCGGAAAGCATGCTATTGGAATTTGCGACAGAACTGGATTTCAATACCCAAAAAAAGACCTTGTTCCTCAAATAGTTAATCAAAGACCAACTGGCTTGCTTGTTGGCAAAGATGTTGTTGACGAAGATCAGCCCCAGTTGCAGCTTGGTAAGGTAAGAACAGATGACCCCCAAGCGATTAGGAACCCGAGACCTGACAGAGGTTTGGATGAAAGCAGGCGAATGTTTGCTTGGAATCCTGTTGGCGGAGGGAACACACAAATGGGGAGCAGGACTGTTGGGTTGGATATAACAGCTGAATGTGGCAGCGTAACTGTGGTGACGGGATAATGGCTTGGACTTATACGACATTAAAAACTGCTATTCAGGGTTATCTTCAGACAACAGACTCAGATTTTGTTAGCACCCTTCCTACAATAATAACTCAGGCAGAAGACAGGATATTAAAATCTGTTCAGTTACCTGATTTTAGAAAGAACCAGACAGGGACTATTACCCAGTACAATAAATACCTATCACTTCCTACTAGTTTCTTGTCGCCGTATTCTCTCGCTATAGATAATTCGGGCTACGAGTTTCTGTTATTTAAGGATGTTAATTTTATTAGAGAGGCTTACCCCGTTGCTACGACCTATGGAGTCCCGAAAGTTTATGCGCTCTTTGATAACGACAGTATTATTTTAGGGCCAACACCAACAGCCAGCTACACCGCTGAGTTGCATTATTTTTGTAAGCCGGAATCTATAACGACCGCCGCATCAGAGACTAGCTGGCTTGGGGATAACGCAGAGAGCACCCTATTCTATGGGTGCCTTGTTGAAGCATATACTTTCTTAAAAGGCGACCAAGATCTGATGCAGCTTTATGCTACAAGATACGAGACCGCCCTCAAAGAACTGGAAAAGCTTGGGGAAGGATATAATACAACAGACAGTTATCGTTCTGGTGCTGTTAGGCAGGCGGGGTAATAATGTTTGGGGTTAGTGTGTCTCAAGGCGGAACAGTGACCGTGACTACTACAAGCAATGGAGGGCTCCCGGTTGATCATTGGGCCAACAGAGCAACCGATATAATCATATCTGTTGGCGGTCAAAGCCATCCAGAAATAACAGAGCAGGCAGTGGCCTACAAAGAACAAATCAACCATGTTATAAAGCATTATATGCAGGAGGCAATTAACAGCAATAAGACAGATTTAATTGCTGAATTATCGGCTAACGGCTATGAAGAAATCGCCGAAATACTGAGGAAAATGTAATGGCTATTACACAAGCGATATGCACTTCTTTTAAACAAGAGATATTGCAGGGAATTCATAATTTCACAAGCGGGTCAGGGGGTGGAACAACAACCACTACAGGAACCGGGAACACTTTTAAGGCTGCGCTGTATACATCCAGCGCAACAATGAGTGCTGCCACCACCGCCTATAGTGCAACTAATGAGGTGTCTGGGACTGGTTATTCATCTGGGGGCGCGGCCTTAACTAATGTAACACCAACTACATCCAGCACCACGGCGCTTACAGATTTTGCGGATCTTACTTGGTCTGGTTCTTCTATTACCGCGAGAGGGGCAATGATTTATAACTCCTCTACGACGGGGGGGTCTGCTAACAGAGCTGTCCAAGTGCTTGATTTTGGTACTGACAAAACATCCACAAGTGGAGATTTTACTATTCAGTTTCCAACTGCGGATGCCAGCAACGCGATAATCAGGATTGCGTAGGGCCAGCATGTGGCTGACACAATTGTTGCATTCCAAGGATGGGGTAGCTCCACTCAAGGCTGGGGTGACGGCACTTGGGGCAGAGATGTTGTCGTTCCAGAAGCAACTGCTTCAGCTGGCTCGGTCACAATTTCGGTTACTGCGGATACGGTTGTCTCGCCCACTGGGTCTAGTGCAACAGTTTCTGAGGGGTCTGTCAGCGTTGCTGCTGGTGCTGATGTTGAAGTTACTGGAACTGCTTTGTCGATTGCGACAGGCTCTGTCAACGTATGGGGTGACGTTGTCACGGCTCAAACGGCAAACTGGAGCAATGTTTCAACTACTCAAACACCTAATTGGAAAGAGGTAGCTTAAATGGCAACTTATGTAAATGACCTGCGATTAAAAGAGATCGCTACCGGAGATGAGGCGGGAACTTGGGGAACTTCCACCAACACCAACCTTGAATTGATTGGCGAGGCTTTAGGCTATGGTACAGAGGCCGTGGCAGATGCTTCCACCCATACGATCACGATGGCCGATGGAGCCACAGACGGTTTCCGTTGTACGTTCTTGCGACTTACGGGGGGCGGTCAGGTTTGCACGGTCACGCTGGCTCCTAACACACTGTCCCACACATGGATCATCAGAAACACCACAAGTTACGCGCTGACCTTTTCGCAAGGATCAGGAGCGAATGTCACCGTCGCGGCAGGGCAAGCAAAAATCGTTACGACAGACGGTCTAGGATCGGGTGCTGTTGTTTATGAGTGCTTGGAAGATCTTGAGTTAGGTGGAACGCTCACTGTTACCGGCACAATAGATGCAGCAACCGTAGAGTTTGATTCACTATCCGGTACAGGTGCGGTAGCTGTCACCAACATCCTCGATGAAGA